CAGCGGCAAAAAACGCTGCAGTCGGTACAGCTCCTAGAGTCGATAACGGAGATGATTTATCTGCGATCGGTACAGCAAACCATTGGGTAGCAAAATATCCTGGTGACCTTGGAAACTCAATTAAAGTTTCTTTGTGTAGAACTGCTAACGATTACTTAGAATCATCAACTGCTACTATTGCAATTGGAGCAGGATCTTCTACAGGAACAACATCAGCTGACTTGTCAACTGGTGGTTCAGGTGCAGATTTAATCGTAGTCGGCGACGTACTTAAAGTAGGTAATACTAATCCAGGTGTCGGGATTCATTACTTAACAGTTAAAGCAATAGACACAACAACAATCACTTTTGAACAGAAATATACAGGTGCTGTTGCAATCGCAGGAGCTACTCATACGGTATCAAGACTGTGGGGTCATCACAATCTAGTATCATCTGCACCAGGTACTTCAGCATTTGTTGAAGCTAAAGGCGGTGTAGGCGATGAAGTTCACGTAGTTGTATCAGACGAAGATGGATTAATTACAGGAGAGAAAGGAAGCGTTCTCGAAGTATTTGAAGGTCTATCAAGAGCAACTGACGCTAAGACAGAGTCAGGCGAGTCTAACTTCTGGTGTGATGTTATCGATTCAAGATCAAACTATGTTTGGGGTAAGAGTGCTTACGGCCTAGCAGCTAATACAACTGCAGCACAATCAGTAGCACTATCTACAGACAATGCCTCATACTCAAGCCTAACAGGTGGAATGGATTCAGCAGTTGAAGCTTCAATCCCATTAGCAGATGTAATCAGCGGTTATGACTTATACAAGTCTGCTGAAGATGTTGACATTTCTTTATTGCTTCAAGGTAAAGGAAATGCTGACGGAACATTAGCTAAGTACCTTATAGACAATATTGCAGATGATAGGAAAGACTGTGTTGTATTCATTTCTCCAGACAGAGCAGATGTAGTCAACAACACTAACGGTGAAAGAGATGCAATTATTTCATATAGAAATAGTTTAACAAACTCTTCATACGCATTCCTTGATAGTGGATACAAATATATGTACGACAAGTACAATGATGTGTACACTTATGTACCTCTTAACGGAGACATGGCTGGTCTAGCAGTTAGATCAGATGAACTAAGAGATGCTTGGTTCTCACCAGCTGGTTTCAATAGAGGTCAAATTAAGAACATCGTTAAGCTAGCTTACAACCCTAAGAAAGCTGATAGAGATATCTTATATCAAGCTGACGTGAACCCAGTAGTTACATTCCCAGGACAGGGAACAGTTCTATTTGGTGATAAAACATTGCTTGGTAAGCCAAGTGCATTCGATAGAATTAATGTTAGAAGACTATTCATTGTTCTTGAGAAAGCAATCAGCACAGCATCTAAATTTACATTGTTTGAATTTAACGATCCGTTCACAAGATCTCAATTTAAGAACTTGTTAGAACCTTTCCTTAGAGACATTCAAGGTAGAAGAGGAATTTATGACTTCAAAGTAGTTTGTGACGAAACAAACAACACAGGTGAAGTAATCGACGGCAATAGATTTATTGGTGACATTTATGTTAAGCCAGCTAAATCAATTAACTTCATTCAGTTGAACTTCGTAGCAGTACGAACTGGAGTTGAATTTAACGAAATCGTAGGTCAGTTCTAGGACTAAATACTAATAGGAGTATCAAATGGCTTTTAATATTAATGAAATCAGATCACAGCTAACTCTAGGTGGTGCTAGACCTACTCTGTTCCAGTGTAACATTACGAACCCTGCGAACAGTGCCGGCGATTTGAAGACACCTTTCATGGTGAGAGCTTCTCAGGTTCCAGCGGCAACGTTGGGATTCATCGAAGTACCTTACTTTGGAAGAAAGACTAAGATTGCAGGTGATAGAACATTCGCAGAATGGACAGTTACAGTAATCAATGACGAAGACTTTTTAATCAGAAACGCAATGGAAGAGTGGATGCAAAACATTAACTCTCACGTTGGTAACGTCAGAGGATTCGGAAGTGCTTCAGACTTGTCTTACAAATCTCAAGGACAAATCACACAGTTTAGTAAAACTGGAGTGCCGATCAGAGAATATACATTTAAC